CTGAAATGACCCAGTAATTAATGTGTTTCCATACAGAATTAAGACATTCCAGGATCACATGAGACTCGTTCTTCACAATCATGCATAATGTAATAGTTGGTTTCATAATGTATTTATATCAATTATTGTTATAGATTTGGATAACTCTTTAATAATGTGAGTTTCATTTTTACAATCATAGACAGGCATAATTTAGGCATGAATGAAATCTCCATTGCGAAGCGCATTATATACTGTATATATGCCAGTTTCTAACCCCAGTACAGGAATAGGCATATTATGCATCTCTCCACAATAAAATTCTAATTTATCTTTGTTTTCTATAATCACAGGAACTGTGTGTGTTCCTAATGTATTAATCATATTAGCAATATTACTTAGTGTATATTTTTTATCATACGAACAATTTATTTGTTTTGGGGGATGGTCTGTGTGCAAATAATATTTCACTAATGATACCAGATCTTTCATATAAAAGAAATCCATAACTTTATCTGTATGAATAATCATGGGTTCTTTTTTTAAATATCGGATTATATTTGCTTTTATGAATCGTGTTGGTAGTTCGTTTTCATCAAAAGTAGCAAATATGCGTAGATTGTAAAAGTCTGATGTTTCTTTAATCGAACTGGCTATAGACCTTTTACTCAACCCATAAGGATTATGTGGATCAAATATTTCTGCACCAGAACTAAATGATATCAGTTTTTTAAAATATTGTTTGTTAGCGTACAAATTATTGTACATATCCAGATTGTTTTCTATGACCCTTTCACTATCTGCCTGTAAACGACTTCCTCCGGATATAGCAGCATGAATAACTACATCGTACTCTCGTTCATAAAACCATTCACAAGTTTTGTTGTAGTCTTTAAGATCAAAATTATTACGAGTTATTGTGGTAGTTTCATAGGTGTCTTTTAATGCGATGTAAAGACTTTTACCAATATATCCATTACCACCAGTTATTAATATTTTCATCCCATTATTTCTTTTATTTCAGTTTCTTTTAAATACGGAAACATATTTTCCAATGAATTTGATATAATTTTACCATCAGCATCTTTAGAGCTCTGCACCCGTGGTATTAATAATTGATTTTCTGTCATCATAATCTCACACAATACTGGGCCTTTTGTATCTAAAACTAAATTAATATTATTTTCTAGTTCTGTGTTGTTTTCCAGTTTAAATGTTTTAAATCCGTAAGCTTCTGCTAATTTTGTAAAATTTGGAGAACTAATTCCACTTTTATTATTAGAACCTATATAATTTCCATTAAATAAATTATCTTGCATTAGAGTTATTGCCAAGTAACCATTATTATTTAATACAAAAATTTTTAAAGGTATATTATTGTGAATTACTGTTTGTAATTCTTGAATGTTCATTTGTAAACCACCATCACCTGAGATTAGGATAATATCTTTTTGAGGATCAGCATAATATGCTCCAATAGCTCCGGGTAAACCAAATCCCATAGAGCAACACGCACTAGACGTAAACAATCGGCTTTTACCATTCATTTGAAGTGATTGCATGGTGCATGTATAGCTGGTTCCCATATCTGTTACTATTATATTATTATCGGTTAAAACTGACGACAATATTTTCATAAAGTAAAAAGAATTAATTTTATCTGTGTTTGTTTTGTATTCTGATTGAAATACAGGATATTTTTGTTTCCATGATTGAGTTTTATTTAACCAATCATTCCAGTGTGGTATAGTTTTGTTTTTTAATTCCGATAAAATCTTCAAAAAGAAATAATTTAAATCGTCTACTACGGGATAATCTATTTTAATAGTAGGTTTTTTTATTTCATTTTCATCTATATCAACCATTATTTTAATTGATTTTGGAGAAAATAAATCGTATTTATAACCAATATTAGGAATTGACATTCTACTTCCCAAGATTAATAGTAAATCTGCATTTTGAACTGCAAAATTTGCTGCTCGTTCCCCCAATAAACCAAAATTTCCAACAAATAATGGATCTTGTTGATTAATTAAATCTTTAGATATCCATGTGGATATTACAGGTATTTGTAATGTATTTTTTAATTTAGTAAATAATTTTTCTGTTTGGGATAAGTGTATGCCATTTCCTGTAATAATAACTGGGGATTTAGCTTTAAAGATAGCGTTAATTATTTCGTGTATATTGTATTCAATTATGGTATTTTTTATTTCAGCATGAATTTGTTTTATTTGTATTTTGCTATTTTGTATGTCTAAAGGAATATCCAGCCATACTGGGCCTTTTCTACCAGACATAGCGATGATATAAGCAGTATCTAAATGGTATTGTAAAGTATTTGGATCTGTTACTTGAATGGCGTATTTAGTAATTGGTTTCACCATACTAATAATATCACATTCTTGTACACCAAGTTGTCTTAATTTTAAGTCTTGCACACTACTAAGAGACTGATTTGTTGGTACTTGACCGGAAATTACAATCATTGGAATAGAGTCTTGATAAGCACCTAATACTCCAGTAATAGTATTAGAAGAACCAGGACCGTTTGTGACTAATACGCATGCTGGTTTATTTGCTATTCTAGCGTAACCTTCAGCTGCCATAGCACAAGCTTGTTCGTGATAATTGCAAATATAAGTAAAAGGTTTTTCTCTAACAGAATTTAGTAAATATGCAGCTGCTCCTCCAGATACAGAAAAAATAGTGTCAATACCTTTAGAGAGTAAATAATCAAATATGTAATCAGAAACTTTAATCATAATTTATTAATAAAATTTAAAGTGTCATTCCAATTTTCAAATCGATATGCATTATCATCAACATACAATATTGCTCTTGGTTTTTCGGAAGTAATATCACTGATACAATCTAATATGTCATATTTACGTAACCACTCTTCTACTAATTCTGTTCCAGTTTTACCATTTACTAATGGTCTGTCCGGTTTTGCTTTAGCGGTAAAAATGATAATTTTATATTGTTTAGATAAAGTTTTTATTGCTTGTAGGGATCCCGGAATCGGTTCTCCATAACAAGTTCCATCGTGCCATCCTTTATTAAAACAGTGAATTACTCCATCAAAATCTATAGCTATATTATTTTTATCGGTTTCGTGGCCCGGAGGAAAATGTGTATTATTTTTCATTTTTACGAATTGTTAATAAAATTGTTTCAGAAATAACACCATCTAATTCTTTGGATACTTGTTTTACTATTTTTCCAAATCCAACATCTCCAGGTATTGTAACACAATGTGATGTTTCACCAATATTTCTTACCATTCCGCCTTTAAGAAATACAATTAAATCTTCATCTCGTTTATTGTTAATTATTTTGATATCGTTTATAGTTTCTATTGTTATAGTACAGTTTGCAGACTGATAAGTATTACTTTTATTCAATTTGGGTTCTGTTATCCACAAGCATTGATCCGTTTTGGATTCTTCAAAGGTATTGTCTTCGTATGGTTTATGAGAACGACCATATTGGTCTTTTAGTCTGACTAAATCATGTTTGTCTTTTGGTGTTTCTATTTCAAATATCCAAGCACCATTTTTAGATAATGCTTTAGTTGAATGAAATAAACCTCGTCTAATCATAACTTTATCTAATGAGTCTATTACACGAGCATCAGCCAAAAATGATACTTCTGCTTTACCGTCTAATAAAACTAACCCAGTAGTTTTTTTAGGATGGCAATGCATAGAAGTGCTTTGATTAGGAGAAATGTACAAAAACCACAAACCAACATCTTCATTTTCGTAAGCTAAGTATTCATATCCCCATGGTTTTTTTACAAGATTAGTATCGTAACTCATCAGTTTTTAGTTCTTTCGTTATGAACTTTATAGCCAACCCGCAGCCATTCTCCCATAAAATCGTAATGAGGACAAGATATAATATTACCATCGACTACTACAGACTCTCTACTATAGGTTGCACCAGCATTTTCAATATCAATATCGATAGAATAATAGCCAGAAATTGTTCTATCTTTTAATATTTTTGCAGAAATTAATAATTGTGCGCCATTACATACTGAAAAAATTGTTTTATTTGCTGCATTCCATTCTTGTATAAATTTAAGAACCCCTTTTTCTTGTCTTAATTTTTCTAAAGCTTTAACTCCCCCAGGAATCATTAATAATTCATAATTATTTAAATAATTTTGTCTAGTAATTTCATTTTCAAATATATTTGTTTCGATATCACACATCATGTGTGTGCCTAAACTTCCCCAAATTTTGCCTGATTTATTTGCCATTAAAGTAACATTAAATCCTTCTTGTTTTAGGCTATAAAAGGGATAAATTAATTCATGATCTTGAAATTTTTCCCACGTAATAATTAATGCATTTTTTACCATATAAATTTATCCTTGTAATATTGTACTATATTTTTAATTTCTTCATCAAAATCCTTTTTGGGCTTCCACCCAATAGATCTCAATTTAGAATCGTCCAGTGCATATCTTACATCTTGACCGACTCGATTGCAAGAAAAATCTACAAAATTGTTTATCTGATCGGAATCCAGCCCAAAAGCATGTAGTAATTTTTCTACAGTTTTAAAATTTGTTTGTTCAAATCCACCGCAGATGTTGTATATTTCATTTTTTACATCGGTTTCTATAATTTTAATAATAGCTTCGGCGGTATCTTCTGCATGTAACCAATTTCGTATTGGTGTTCCGTTGTTGTGTAGTGGTATTTTTTTTCCTAGTTTTAAATATTTACATGCTTTTGGTATTAATTTTTCGGTGTATTGTCCAACACCATAATTGTTTGTTGGTCTTACTATAACATAAGGAATCTTATAGGTTCTAGACCAAGCCAAGATTAACATATCTGCAGACGCTTTGGTTGCCGAATATGGATTGGAAGGTTTTAGTATGTCGTTTTCTGTATGAGCACCTTTAACAATATCACCATAAACTTCATCGGTACTAAAGTGCAATAATGTTGGTACTGTAGTATTTTCTTGTCTATAATTCTTTATGAGTTTTAAGATATTATGGACACCATTTATGTTAGAGTATACAAAATCGTCACTATTGGCGATTGAATTGCCTACGTGTGTCTCTGCTGCAGTATTAATTACATAGTCACAATCGTATAAAAATTTAAGATCATTTATATCACAATGAACAAAAGAAAAATTTTTATATTGATTAAATTCTTCTAGGAGTTGATCGTTGGCAGCATAGGTTATTTTATCAACACCCTTTACAAACCAGCCCTTTTCTAAACAAAGTCTGGTTACGTACGATCCTATAAAGCCTAAACAACCTGTTACATATACTATTTTCATTGTTTATTCTCTATAATATCACTATTCTTATAAAAGTCAACTAATTTATGTATAATAGTTTCTACAGAAAATTTATTTGTATATCCATACGATTTTAATTTTTTTGTATCCAGATAAGAATGACGAACTTGAACTATATTGTGAAATTGTGTTGGTTGTATATCTATTATTTTAGAGCTAGATCCAGAATATTGTATTGCTTTTTCTATCAGATCTCCAAACATATACGGTTCGCCACTACCAATATTAATGATTTCATTTACGGGTGCGTTGTCTATGCAATGTTTTATTGCTGCACATACGTCGTCCACATAGATGTAATCTCGCAATACTTTGCCATCATAATATAACTCTACATCTTTATTCTGTGTTATTTGTTTTATCAAGTATTGTAGAGCATTTTTCTTTTTTGAAATTTTTAGATCACCTTCTCCTAATACATTTGCTAGTCTAAAAACTCTATATTTTATGTTGAAAGTTTGACAAAAAGATATCAATAATTGTTCTGCACAATACTTTGTTATAGAATAAAACCCTGTCGGATTACATTTAGATTGGTCTTCTCTGAATGGTATTTCGTTGTTTTGACCGTAAACAAACCAAGAGCTAATAAAATTAAAAACAACATCTTGATTTTTAGGAATATTTTCTAAAACATTCATCAACACTTTTAAATTAGTATCAATATCTACATGTAAATTATGATAAATATTGTAATTGTCTACAGTACTTATTAGATATAAAATATTGTTTGTTTTAGGTTTATAATCTGTTTTATTATTTTTAATAACTTGATCTGGATATAAATTACAAAATCTTGATCCAATAAAACCAGAACCACCAAATATTGATATTTTTTCCATAATTATACCTTGTTTATAGGAATCCAATTTGTAGGAAAGTATTTACCATTAAGATGCTCATTAAATCTAACATCATTTACGTATTGATACGGACATATTACTATTTTATTAGGATTCTTATTCAAATAAGCAGACCACCACGGAAAACTACTATTTGCAATAATGTTATGTTTGCACATAGACATTAAACACATTTGTTGGTATCTATCCATATTTTCAACATAAACACAATTTTCTAGTTTTAGATTTTCTTTTACCCAAGACATTCCATCATCGCCGTATGCTGCTCCAGAAAAAATTAAAAATTTAAGTTTTTCTCCTGGCAACTTTTCTTTTATTGTTTTTATAGCTTCATAATAATATTCTAAAGATAAATTTAAAGAAGCAGCAGTTAAATAATCTCCTCTTCTAAAACATATAGATACTGTTGTTTCGTCTTGCTCTGCTTTATTGGTAATAAATGTTTCACAAAAATTCATAATATCATCATTAAATTCATATAATTTAATAATATCATCTTTTATATCATCCCAATACAAGTATAAACCTATATCGCCATTAATAACATAATTATTATTATTTGATACAGTAAATACAGATTTATCTATTTTTTCTTTCCCGGGATTAATGTCTAATTTAATGAATGAAAGATTACTAACTTCATTCATCTTTAATATTTTTGGTTTATGTTTAAATGGAGTTCCTATTAAAAAACCAAATCCAGAATTTATAAGTTCTTCTATAAAAACTGGCTGTACTCCTGTTTTTTTTGCAATACTAATCATCGCCGCATATTGTGACATTTGAGAACCAAATGCACATAAATTAGTTAAATCTGGTTTTGTTATAAGACCCATTTTATATTATCCTTTCTAATAATTCAATTCTGTCTAAAAATTGTTGGTAATGGCCACGAGATGGATCCATTTCTGGTACTCCTCGACCATGAAACCCAAATGTTTTATTTAAATCAAAAGGACATTCTGGTATTTGTTCTTCTAATGAAAATTTCATAGCAACTTCTACTGGTGCAAATTTACAACCATGTTGTTCTAATGCATCTCTATGATAGATGCAAATTGCAGCATCTTCGTGTCCTTTTGTTTTTATATTTTTACATAAATTAATTAATTTTTTACTTCTTAAACTAAATCCACCATTTCCTACTCTATATTTTTCTCCAAAATATTGCACAGTATGCAACCACGGAGCACCGATATAATCGTATTCTAAAAATGCATCATCCCATAATTGGGGATTTATCACAAAACCATCATCGTGGATATTAAGGCAATAATCAGTGTCAATATACTTATAAAGCTCATGTAACATAAATTCACTATAAGTATCGTGTGTTAATTTTGGTATTTCTTGAAATACAATATTATCAGGAATATTTCCTGGCTTTATATGAGATAATAATATACTTTTACCAAAATTTATATGTTGCATACTATATTTTAGAGCTTTTAATCCTATATCAGGATTAACTCCATCTACACATAATATAGTTATATTATTTAAACAATTAAAATAAGTGCCGCTCATAAATATTCACCAAAACTATTTTTCAGTACATCTATTCTATTTTTATTAGGTATTCCTGTTATATGAGAAAGAAAACAATCTGTAGACCATGGATATTGTGGTTCTGGTCTTCCATTCCAAATACCCCTAAACAATTCTCTATTGGGTATTGCTCCTAAAAATTTGTGATCTAAAATCTTAATATCATTTTTTAAATCTGTTACATTATAAATTAAATTCATAGTCGTTTGTTCCCATCCCCATCGATTTGTATTAATAACAAATTTGCTGACTTTTAAAAACGCATCAAATAAATTATTAAAATTTGGTCCTTTATGAACTATAAAATTACCAGTACTAAAAGTTTCCTTTCCGCTCCAATCCCATGATGCGTAGAAACATATTTTATCATCCAATTCAAAATTATTTATTGTATAATTTTCATTTGTAATAATAGAATCAGCATCAATCCACATAACATAATCATAATATTCAAGCATTTCAAATGCACGTAAAACTCTGATAAATCCCAGATCAGTATCTTTAAACCTATTATGTCTATCAGATCCAAAAGATCTCATAGACATAATATCATAATCATGCTTTTTTGTATATCTTTGTTTAGACGGCAAAGTTAAATCAAATACCTCTTCCATGGTATTATCTGTTTCGTCTGCTTTTCTAAGCATGTCTGTTGTGCCGGTTAATAATAATACTCTATTTTTCATTTTTATGGTTTTAAATTTTTATTATATTTTTACTATAATCTGGAGCACAACATTCATTTATTTTGCTCATCATTTCTGAAAATTTTATATGATTATTACTTTTATTTAATTTATAGTAATCAAACCAATTATCTACATCTAACAAATCATATCTCCATGTTTTTGTTTTTAATTCTTCGTATTTTTTAAGCAAAAATGCTTCCGTTATATCAGACCAACGATCAACAACAAGAATAGGAAATAGTGTTGCGTAATAATCATTCATATTACTTTTTTCTACAATAGGAATACAACCAAAAGCTAATGCTTCCCACACTCTATGGGTGTCTTTTCCATTTCCTGGTGGGCATAAACAAAATATATGTTCTTGAAGACCTCTATAATATTCAGATCGTCCACCAAATTCTTCATTTTTTACACTTGGGCACTGTTCTAAAATTAAACTTTTAATATAAGTTCTTTGAAATTTATTTGAATTAATACCTAATTTTACATATAATAATTTATTTCTATCGCAAAATAATAAATTATTTTTTATTGTTTCTGAGCTATAAGGAAATATATTCAATCCTATAGGAGCAGGAAGCATAAATTCACTACATATTTCTGCATTTTGTGCAAACCATCTGGATATATTTTTGGGACAAGGAATAATACCATATTGTGCATGTACTGGCATTCCAATTACTGTTCCATTTGGGTTTACTGGAGTATCTTCACAACCCGAAATTAATGTAATATTTTTTAAATTTGTTTGTTTTAAATAATTAAATAAGTGATTTAAAAAACCGCTCCAACAATAAACTATAGAATTATCTGTTATATCTGAAAGTTTATTATTTTCGTATTGATAATCAACAAATCCTTGATTAAAAATATAATCACTACGTGCTATGTAATTACCTATTCCAATATAATTTTTTGGTATTGTTATATTCATGTTTATATTTTCTTAAAAAAACTGTCAGCAACTTGTTCGATATAATCTAGCTGTTCTGTGGTTATTACTGGGCTTGTTCCCAGGAAAAAAGTATCTGTTGTGACCTTTCTGGCATTCGGATACTTATTAATCACTTCGTCAGGATCCATCATTCCAGCATAAGCTGGTTGCAACATAATATTACCAGCAAAGTAAGGTCTTGTTTGAATCTTATTATTTTCAAAATGATCTACAATATCCTTTCTCTTGAAAGGAGCATCGTCTTTAATAGTTATTGCAAAAGCAAACCAAGCAGGATCTGCTCCTTCTGTTGCTTTTGGTAATATAAGATGGTCTTGGTACTTTGAGAAGATTTGAGTTAATCGTGCATGATTGACATTACGTATTGATATGATTTTTGGGAGCTTCTTTATTTGTGCAAGCCCCATAGCAGCTTGCGAATCTGTTGGCTTAAGATTATAACCGATCTCATCGTAAACATATTTGTGATCGAAGATCTCATCTGGTAAAGCAGGAAGCCAGTTTGAAAACCGAGTTTTGCACATACCATTCTTTAGCAAATTAGCCTTTTGACCCACACAATAGCAGCCTCGTCCCCATTCTCTAAAACTTCTTACAACTTTTTCTTGATGTGGAGTATTACAAGCAATAAAACCACCTTCACCCATAGTAATGTGATGGGCTGGATAGAAAGAAAAGCTTGCAAACTCTCCAAAGCTTCCTAGTGGTTTGCCTTTATAGGTAGAACCAAGAGCATCACAGCAATCCTCTAACAAGATTAGTCCATATTTGTTTATAATCTCCATTAAACGATCCATGTTTGGTGGATTACCTAACACGTGAGCAAATGTAATGATTTTACATCCTTCTTTAGCCCGCTGTTCTACTTGGTCTAGGTTAAGATTCAGTGTATCTAAATCTATATCAACAAATACTGGTTCAAATCCTACCTGAAAGATAGGATTAATGGTTGTTGGAAATCCTGCAATTGGTGTAATTACCTTTGTTCCTTTAGGAAAGTTAGTAAGTCGCTTGGATGTCAAGGCAGACAACATTAGCAGATTCGAGCTACTACCACTATTAGTAAGAATACCAAAGTTTTTATCTACCAAACGTGGAAAAATTTGTTCAAATCGAATACCATTTTCGCCCAATACTAACCAACCTTCTAATAGGGTTTTAATTGATTCGATGTACTCTTCTGTATCAAAATACGGTCCAGCATACTGAACCCAATCTTTTCCTGCCACCCACTTTTTAGCAGATTGTTTTTCGTTTATAAATTGTTGTACTTGTTTTAAAATTTCTTCCATACTCATATTAATGAATTCCCATTCCCCAATCATTCAGATTGGGAATATTATATTCTTTAATCATTTCTTTAATGTATTTGTATTTGTAACTTTCTTTGATATTTTTGCTGCTATAAATTTTTGGATCAATTTTTAAAGGAAAATTAAAATCTTCATATGTCCAATTAAAATCATTTACTGATGCATCATATGCGCTTGAAGGTATAGTGTCAATACCAAATTTAATCCTATTCACATAATCACATATTTTCCAAAAATATTGTTTTACTGCAACAGTGTCTTTGCACAACCATTGTAAATGTGCTATAAATAAATTAGGAACATCAATAACTGCCTGTCTCTCAGGAACAGGCAAATGTTCAGAATGCATTTGTGCTGCTTTAAACATTCCTCTTTTGCTATAACTGCCTATTCTATCTTTAAGATTATATCTCCAAGGACCATCAACTCTTATTTGATTTTTATCTGTATACTGAATCCATCTAGAATGAAATAGTGTGTCTTTATTTGCATTCATTATTTGCTCTAATTCATTTTTAGATATTGTTCCATCAAAATATTCGTCTGTATCTAAACATAAAATATTTGTATCATGCTTGAAAGCTTCATCGTATAAACGTTGTCGAATTTCTGATTCAATATTTGTTGTTAAGTCGTTTCGATCTATACCGCTAGGAATAATATTTAAAATATTAAATGTTTTTTTATTATCCATCAAGTATTCGTATGTTCCGTCTGTACAAGAATCGATCATAAAAACAAAACCATCAGCATATTTTTGCCACTGAGGCATTAGTTCTTTTATTAAGAATAATTCGTCTCTTGTTATAGTAATTTGTATCATAATATCAACAGACCAGTATTCTATTTAGTAAAGGTTCACAATATTTTTTGGCGATTTCAAAATTAATATTAATTTTTTCTATGTTAGAATAATAATACTCTTCAGTATACTCTGTTACTAAAAGATCTTCTGGTTTTATCCAATAACTAGTATCAAAGTATTCAGACACATTAGGACATCCCCAATATATCGGAATAGTTTTTGTTATCAAACAATCTACTAATTTTTCTGTAAAATAATTAGGTTCGCTTGAGCTTTCCACAACCACCGAATACATGGAATTGAAAAGATGTAACTTATCGTCGTTTGGAAGAGTTGGAATATTTGGTATAGGAAATCTAGTAGACGAATAAAAATTTAATTTTGCTTTAATTTTATTCTTATTATTCCAGATGGTATGTCTAATATTGTATCCTGGTTTTCCTGTAAGTGCTCCACAAACCATACTAACACTATTTTCTTTTGTTAATTGTCCTAGCTCTTCGGTAAATACACCGATAGAATCTGGATGGTGTGGTGATTTGTTTAACCATGTAGTTCCGTATGGTTGTTTTATCGCATGAGAACAATGTTCTAATATTTTAGGATTAGAAGTTATAATTTTAGTGTAGTGATGAGCATTTGCAATAACATGATCGGGTGGTTCTACCCAAGCCGATGTTGTTGGTTCATTGATATTAATAAATATTTTGTGTTTTGCGTCTGAATAAAACTGAACAGTTCCACCAGGTTTAGTATTTTTTCCAAATCTAGTAAAATGAATTTCATAAGATTCTGATAAATCAGGCAAAGAATCTTGTGATATTAGATAGTCTGCATTAAGTATCAGGGGTTTCATTTTTAATCATTTCGAAAAGATCATCATCAGCTAATTTTAAATTGTTAAGGGCTTCTAGATTGTTGTTTATAGCTTTACACTTAATTGCATACAATTCCGGCGAAAGAGATTCTAGTACTTCACGTTCATGACCTACTTGTAGCCAAATTATTCCTTCTGGGTCAAATATTTTTGGTATTTGTGTAGTGCCCCAGTATACAGGAATTGTACCAGTAGCAAAGCAGTCTGTTATTTTTTCTGTGGTATAACTTTCATACACACCATTTTCGATTACTATACCAAACATATAATCTTTAATACCATCTATTTTTGTATTCCATGGATTTTTTGAATCCACAATAGTTCTTTCGGTTCCATGGACTCCACCAAACACATCAAATTTCATATCCAGCGCAAGACGAGCTAGCTGATGGCGATACACATGTCCTTCTGTCATTCGTTTAGGAGAACAGAACATAGAACACAGTTTTGATTTTTCGTATATATTCCAATCAGATTTTCGTATCCACGGATAATTACTACCGTTTGGACAATACACAAATCTTGAATCTAATTTCAGTAATTCCGAGTCGTGTGTAAATATTTTATTATAGTACTCGTCGAATAAAACATTGTGTTTTTGTTTTAAAAATTCCACTACATCAGGAATAATATGACTGGATTCGCAAGTCCATCCAAATCGCTTTTCTTTTAAATAGTCTGATTCTGGTTCTATCAATAAACCTCGGTCGATATGAACTAGATAGTCTCCTTCTACCAAATTCCATTCAAAGTTTACAGGTTTAATATCGGAACATGAAGAAAACTCTGTATCAAAAGGAGTACCTAAACATTTGATTTTAGGTTTCATTGAAACGATTTCCTATAAGTTGAAGATCGATATCTTTTGAAGACATTCCCATATTTTCCAAACCTTTTCGTTTAGAGTCTCCGTCTGCGATTCCCATTGTTATTCTGGGAGTGTGTTCTGTTCCCATGCTAGTTCCTGGCCAAATTGCGTATTCTCTATTGAGACGATGTATTTTCATTTTATCGTAATATTTTGGAATAACACTAAACATTAGTAGTTCATGATCAAATACAGGAGTATCAGACTGATTGGCCTGTTCTGCCATTGTAATCCAATACTGTAAAAATTCAAGCACTATATCAGTATAATTAAAATAAATAGGAGACGCCTTAGATGTGTTAATTGGTGCCGAGCTAGGATCGTCTATATGATAGGCAAACGCCACGTCAATATCATCTAACTCATCGAATATATCGAGTGTCTGATGAATTATAGAATCTACATCTATCCACACAATTGGACATTTTTTCTCTGTCAACATATCCAATATAAATTTAGGTTTACTTAAACAGTTTAATCTGTAGTCCTGCTTGGAAGGAAGTTCTCGGATGTCTATAGGAATATTTAATTTTTCGCAGTTTTCTTTTAATCTGCGGGCATGATCACTGTAATAAGTTCTGTTGTCTACATCTGCGTAGAATGAAATTAATTCTGTTTTCATATTTAAATTCCCATTTCTTTCATATGTCTATTAAATACTTCTAAATCTTTATCATATAGTTCTTGTCTTTCATTTCTAATTTGCAAATCGTCGAAATCTTTACTCCAAATATGCCTAATCAGACAAATTTCAGATGAAGCATATTTTTTCATGTTTTTTAAAACTTCAGTTTGTTCATTGTCGGCATATAATGAATTATATTCTGGGTGATAAATGTAACCAAACTGTTTATACAACGACCAACCCATAACACACAATGTCATTAAATCATCGGATCTATAACCGTCTTCAAATTTAATTGCACCATCAAAATCTGGAAAAAACTCTTCAAATTTTTGAAATATAATATCGTCGTAGTTTTGAACTTCTGGAAACATATCATCAGACGCTAAAAGTAACACATCTGCTTCTTCTCCATCCAGATCTGCGTTTACTGCTTCTATCTTTGTTTTTGAATGACCGTAATTGTATTTGATATTAATGGGTAACGAATTTAACCATTCTTTAATTTCTTGTGTATTCATTGTTGAATCGTCTTCGTCCATAGTTACAACGAACCTTACATCATGTTTTCCAGATAACATATCAATATAAAGTTGTAAAACTTTTTTAAATTTTTCTGGACGATTTCTTGTTGGAAATTTTATTAGTAGTTTTTTCATAATATAAAAAGGTCAAATCA